GTCGATGATGCTGATGCGGCCACGGCACTTGCCACGTTGGGGGCTGTGAATGCGGCCTTGTTCCCGTCCGAGATCATCCTGGCTGCTTCGGATGAGATAACCGCTATTGTTGCGGCTACAGGTGCGATGCAATTCCGCATGCCATATGCGATGACCGGCACATCCATCCGGGCGTCTGTAGGGTCAGCTACAACCACGGGCATAGTGACTGTCGATGTGAACATTGGTGGGGCTACGGTACTCAGCACGAAGGTCACGCTCGACGCCACGGAGAAGACTTCGCAGACTGCGGCTACGGCTTCGGTTCTGTCGGATACGGCGTGGGCTGATGATGAGATTGTGACTGTTGATGTTGATGGGGCTGGGGATGGGACGGCTACTGGTTTGAAAGTCACTTTGATTGGTACGAGGTCTGTCTGATGGCTGGCGCTATAGTTAACCCTCACTCTTTCGGAGCCCCCATTTCCTATGAGGATGAGTGTAAGGCCGATTCGCCATTGGGTCTGTGGATGCTGGATGAGACCTCAGGGACGGTCGCTGTAGATCAGGGTAGCGTCGGGCAGAACGGGACGTACATGAACCTGCCCTCATTGGGTACTCGGACCATTTTTGGTTTGACTTCATCACTGTTTAACAGCTCAGATGTGGTAATCGCTACCACTCCAGGATTGCATACGAGCTACCCAGGGGCAACGGGCACGATGTCCCTGGAGTGGATATCGCACATGGATAGTGCCACTAATTTCAGCTTTCATGTAGCCTGGCGACAGCAGCCTTTCCAGATGTACGAACAGGGAGGACTCATCAACTTTCAAGGCACTGGCATCGCCCATAATACCGGTTTTGCCTCGACTGTCGGGGTCGACCAGCACTGGGTATGGACCTACGATAATGCAAACCAGCGTGCAGAGGTTTGGCTCAACGGCGTTTCGGTGAATGCCGTTACGTCAATCCCCGGCTCCTTCGGCAACTGGTACACGAGTAGCATAATTCTTGGGAACATGATATCCCAGCAGGGAGTGTACTACGCTTTGAAGGGGTCTATGGCCGGGTTCGCCCTATATTCTCAGGTATTGTCACCCGCACGTATCGCCGCCCATTACGCAGCGCTGTAAAGGAAGAGATCATGTACATAGAATACGTCAACAACGCCCTCGGGGCGGTACGAAACCCGAAACGGATAGAAACAAAACTGACTGATGGTACGCTCATAGGCCGCCCTGAAGGCGGATGGGATGACGGTCAGCTCGCCACCCTCGGACTGTATCCGGTGGAGGAGGTCGCCCGTCCTGTCGATACTCTGACTGGGACGTTTGTTCAGTCTGTGGAACTCGCCACACCAGGCGACCCAACAACGGCTGTAACGGTTTGGACCGGGCGGGATTTCACTATCGAGGAGTTGGAAGCGAAGGCTGCCGCTGAAGCGGTGGCCGCAGACAGAGACGTCATCAGGGGTTTGCTCGTGACGTTAGCTGACGGTCTCGGGTTGGACACTACTGAGGGGTTGAAGTCTGCGTTGCAGGTGCTGGCTGGGGAAGCTATGCGGGATTCTATCGTAACGCCATGAGTCCTGTTGAAGAACTATGGGACATGGTCAAAACCGTTCCTGCCCCGCCTGTCGTGGGGCATGCGCTGGTGCAGTTAGTGTTGATGGTGGAACAGTTGGAAGCTAAGATTGTGGAACTTGAAGGAGAATCGTAATGGATTACAGGACGGCCTCAGAAGTAGACCAGTCAACTATCCTCGCAGCGATCGAAGCTGGGACCGCCAGTGACCCCACACTGATCCGACCTGCCGATGTAGACTCAAGCGGTAGCCCTATGGGTCCTGATGTCCTAATCTACACTTCTGCTCGACCCGAAGGGGTTCTGGTAGGGATCTGTAGCTGGGTTGAACTGGCGCAGCTACTGGCCCGAGCAGTGACGTCGTTCACTGTCGTGAGCGGTGCGGCAACAGGGATTTTTCACGGGGGCGTCCCTGGTACTGTGGCTCAGCAGGAAGCCGAGGCTGACGCAGCGCTCCTTCTGGAAGAAGTGAGACTGACGGGGAAGCTTGAAGAGATTCAACGGAAACGCGGCACTCCCCCTGTGACGCTGCCTTAACTATGGCCCATCGCACCCAGCCGCAGACGAGCCAAACCCGGCAGGCTCTCCTCAACAAATCTGCTAATGATGTGATAGGCATTGACGCCTCTAGTTATGTGAGTGGCGGTGTAGGTAATGCTATCATCGGCGGCGGACTGAACATCATCACGGAATACCCTGGCACTACTGACCCTCCAACACACTCTTCGATAATTGTAGGGTCAAGCAACCGGATAGAGGGGGCACGTTTCTGTTCCATCCTCGCAGGGTCGGCTTGCTACATAAGGGAACCGGTTGACGCTGTAGCGTTTTCGGTCATAGTGGGTGGCAGCTTGAATACCATCCAACCTGACCTCGGGACAGGTAACGCCATCATGGGTGGAAGCGGGATGAGTGTCATCGGGACGTTGACGCATGATTCCGTGACCGTTGGCGGAAATTTCAACAGCGTGCGCTCCTCGTTCTGCGCTGCCGCCGGAGGGAGATTCAATCTGCTAGAGGCCGGGTCGGATCACAGCTTCTTCGGGGGAGGGCTGTCTAACTCGATAACGAATTCCGAACGGTCATCAGCTGTCGGAGGGCAAAGCAACACTATCCTCAACATGGACGACGTCATCATGCTCGGATGTTCCAGCAAGACAGCTACAGCCGCGTTGACCACTCACGTTGAGAAACTCGCCATAATGTCCATTCCCACATCGTCCGCAGGACTCGCCACAGGCACAGTGTGGCGTAACGGAACAGTACTCAACATCGTATGAGCACACGGGAAGGAGTCGAGCAAGAACTTGAATGGCGCAGATGCAAAGCCAACCCTGTCTATTTTATGGAACGGTACTGGCATATTTCTATCCCAGGCGGATCGCCCCTGTTCGAACTTCGTTCCCCACAGTTGGAAGCGTTGGGTGTGTGGGAAGGCGGGGATAACACTATTTCGTTGAAAGCACGGCAGATCGGCTGGTCCACTCTCGCAGCAGCATACGCTTTCTGGAAAGTGTTCTTCCATTCAGATGAGACTGTCGTCATGCTCTCACGAACCGAGAACTTCGCCAAAAAGCTGCTCCAGATGAGCAAGTATGGTTTCAATCGGCTCCCTGAATGGATGCAGGACCGTGGGCCTGACTGTGAGAAACAGAACCTTCTCGAACTGAACTTCGTGAACGGCTCGTCGATCGAATCTATGGCTTCCAGAGAGAACGCTGCCCGTGGCATCACGGCTTCCCTCATCATCGCAGACGAGTGGGCGTTCTTCAACGACCCTGCCGAAGCGTGGACAGCTATCTACCCTGCCACCGAAGTGGGCGGGCAGATCATCGGCATCTCGACCGCTAACGGATTCGGCAACTGGTTCCACAAATTTTATGAATCAGCGAAAGCTGGGACAAACAACTTCGTCGCCATGTTTTTTGCTTGGGACGCTGTCCCCGGCCGTGACGGTGAATGGTATAAGAAACGCACCAAGGATATGGAACCTTGGCAGTTGTCTCAAGAATATCCGACAACAGATGAGGAAGCGTTCATTGCTTCCGGTAACCCTGTCTACGACACGGACATGTTGAAGCAGCGGATCGAAGTGCTGAAACCCGAATTTGAGGGCAGGCTGGCGATAGATCAGGAAGGCGGGTTCCAACTGATCCAATCAGACGCACCGAACCTGCGAACGTGGGAACGGCCACAAGCGGACATGAGTTACGCCATCGGTGCGGACATAGCCGCAGGCGGCCCACAAGGCGACTACAGCACAGCATGCGTGATCAAAGTGAACACCGGCAGGGTCGTCGCAGTATTCAAAGACCGGGTTGTCCCCGAAGACTTCGCAGAACTCCTAGACAGCCTCGGCAGGTTCTACAACAAAGCCTTGCTCGCCCCTGAACGCAACACTCACGGCCTCGTGGTGGTACGCCGCCTCATGTATGAGCTGAACTACCCGAACCTGTACCTCCACACGAGAGACAACATCAACCAGTCGACTACACGTAACGCAGGCTGGCATACGAACGGTACGTCGAAACCTGTGATGGTTGACGAACTCGGTGCCGCTCTGCGTCGAGGCGAAGTGATCTTGCATGATGACGAAACGCTGATAGAGCTGATGGCGTACTCTCGGAAGATAACGAGCAACGGTCACGAAACGTATGAGGGGAAACCTCATGACGATCTTGTTATCGCTTTGGCTATCGCTAACATGATGCGGCCTCATGTGCATGTTGTGAAGAAGAAGATGGAAGAGGAAGGCGACGGGTTGACTATGGAATTTTTTGAAACTCTCGCTATCCGTGCGAAGGCGCATAAGAAGAACGCTACATCGAAGCCTTACACCGCTGGCTATAAGCCACCTAAAGTGAACCCGGGGTTCATCGTCCATGCCTAACATTGTTTGCACCGAATGCGGTGTCGTTGAAAGTCAGGATGGCCGTGACATCTGTTTCGGCTGCAAGATCGGTTCGTTGACTTTCGGGTCGGTGAAGATGGGGTCCTCTACAGAACACGAAATAGTTTCCGCCAACAAGGGGCGAAACATTGTGCGTGCTGAACCTATGGACGACCGGCGCGAAAATGCGCAGGAGCCAGTATTGACCATTTCGGAAGACACTAAGAGAATGATTCACGCCACTCATGGACGTTAACACTCCCACCCCATCTGTCTCGTCGGGCAAAGTGCCTATCGGCAGGCAACAAAAACTAGCAGATTATCGTGCCGAGATCGGCGCAGCTAAAGAGGTCATGGAGGAGGGTGACGGCTATCATGAGAATTGGCGACGTTTCGTCGGCATGTATGAACGGAACTTGAACACTTCGAACGACCCGGCTGTGGACAGTATCGATGTCCCTATCGGTTTCGCTAACGTCAACATCCTCCGTTCAGCGTTGACTGTGAACCATCCCAAGTTCACTGTGAACCCTCGGAACAAGGCGTCCTACATGCCTGCCACGTTGTCTGAGGAGATCATCAATTACGAATGGTACCACAACGACCATCAGGACGAAGTCCGTATGGCTGTTGACGATTTCCTTATCACCGGTAACGGTTGGATGAAAGTCGGTTACCATCTGGAAACGAGTGGCCGCCGTAGCGAAGTGACAGCCCTTTCCCAGCAGTCTGAGGGCGGCATCGATTACGGTGCGTTCGCTAAAGGTTTCAGTGACGACTTCGACGGGGTTGTTGACCGGGCACAGTTGACGTTGAACTCTCGACCCGCTATGGGCGGGAACCTTCCCCCACGGTCTGAGATGGCACGGCAGTTGCGTGAAGTTGGCGCTGTCATCCTGAAAGACGAGTGCGTGGTTGAACGGGTCAGCGTGTTCGACATGCTGGTAGACCCTACAGCGACATCCATGCGGAACGCCCAGTGGGTAGCGCAACGGGTACCTGTCCGGTCTGATGTGGCTGCCGACAACAAAGGATGGCCTGCTCGGGTCCGTGGGCAGCTCTCTCCGGGGCAGAAGTCTTTGGCTGAAGACCCTGACACAGGGATCTCCGATGACGGTTCACCCAATTCGAGCATCATCAATGGCCGTCCTGGCGGCGAGAAGATCGAATGGGTTATCGTTTGGGAATTCTATGATCTGCAAGATGGCACCATGTGCATCTTCGATGACGATTTGGCTGACGATTTCTTGGTGAAACCGCAACCGATGCCTTTCGCTTTCGGTCACCCGTTCGTCCACATCGGTAACTATTCGGTACCTGACAAGTTCTACCACATCGGGGAGCTGGAACGTATTGAAACTCTTCAGATGGAGATCAACAAGACCCATTCGGCGTTGGTTAATGACCGTAAAGGTTTCCAACGGAAGTGGATGGTCGCTGAAGATTTCTTGAACGATGAAGGCCCGAACAGTCTGGCGTCGGTCCTCCGGTCCGAAGAAGACAACCTTATCGCCTCGATCCCTTCGTTGAAGCAGGGGCAGCGCATGGACGACATCATCGCCCGTGTCCCTTCCCCTCAGCTCGACCCTGCCTTGTACAGTGTCGGGTCTGTGCTACAAAACCTGATGAACGAGGTCAGTGGCATCTCGGAGTATCAGCGTGGTTCCGGTTCAGGTGGCGGTACAGCTACCGAAGCTGCGATCATCAACGACGGAACTCTTGCTCGGATGAAAGAGAAGCAGGGCAAGGTTGAGAAGTTTATGCGTGACACGGCCCGTCGTGTCGTCCAGTTGAAGCAGCAGTACCAGAAATCTGAGAAGGCTCTGCGTATCTCTCTGGGTGACAATCCTCAGGCTGTGCAGAAGTTGAATGATGCAGGTATCGATTTGGAAGCAGCCACAGGTGTGGCTAACCCTTCGGAGCTGTTCACGACTTACACGGCTGAGGACATCGGAGGCGAGTACGATCTGATTGTTGAGGCGGGTTCGTCTACGGCATTCAACGAGTCGCAGCGTCGCAGGGCTATCCAGGAGATGTTGGCGACTATCGGCCCGTTCCTCCAGCTCGGCAAGATCGATGTGGATGCGTTGTTGACGTATGTACTCCAGTTCGGTTTCGGTATACCTAACGCTATGGATTTCTTGAAGAAGGAAGAACCTGCCCAGCAGCAGCCTGGCGGGACGCCTTACGGTGGCCCCGGTGGCGGCCCTCCTCCTCCTCAGCAGGGATTACCTGCGGGCGGTGCGGGTGTCGCTTCGGTCGCTGGTGGCATCCTTCCCCCTTCTGGTGGGGTCCCGGAATCGGCTTCCGCTCCACCACAGAACTTACCGACCGTTGGCTATTGACAGTCGGTAGTGCTATAATGTATACGGGGAGAAATGCTCCCTACTTCGACTTACCCAAAGGACGTGGACCCCTGTGAACTCAGGATTAGCTACAGCCGAAGGCTCGAACCCTTCCGAAATTAACATGGACCAGATGGTCTCCGTCAAAGTTGACGGTGTAACTTCACAAATCACAATTCGTGACGCAGTGAACGGTTACGCCACTAAACAGAAGATGACTGAGGCCACTACCCGAGCAAGCGACCTCCAGAAGCAAGTGGATGCCTTTGACACGTTCAAGGCGCAGCTACAGCGGGACCCTCAGGGGACAATTACTGGATTAGCTGAGCGCTTCAATGTTACCTCCCCCGGGGCCTCTGACGAGGACTACCCCGATGACGGTGCCGATCCGGCGCTGGCGGAAGTCAGACAACAATTGGCTGAACAGCAACAGAAATTTGATGCTCTTCAATCCCAACTGGCAACCAATGCTCAAACACAGGAGATTGAAGCGACCATGGACCGGTTACAAGCCATCCATGGTGACGCTTTCAAGAAGGAAGACGTTCTCAGTTACGCATTGTCTCGAAACATAGACGATGTGGAAACGGCATTCAAAGCGTGGCGGTTCGACGAAGGGCTTTCAAATCCTCAGTCCGACGCTCCACTCGACGATGTCGTCCAGGCTTTGGGCCATGTGGCCCCAGGCGCACCTACAGCAACACCGCCCCCATCGAAGGGAACCGTTCAGGCGCCGACGTCTGCACGGGAATCCATCGAACGGGCTTACGCTGCTTCCGGTGTGAATCTGGATGAGTTCCTAGCTTCCGCATTCTGACAAGAGCCTCATTTTTAGGAGAATTTCATGGCAGTAGGTAACCCTAGTTTCGGAGAGATCGCATCGACGACTCTCAACGAGCATGCAGCTTTGCTCGCTAACAACATCTTTGACAATCAGCCGTACATGTACTGGCTGCAACAGGGTCAACGAGTTAAGGACTTCAACGGTGGTAACACTATCGTTGAGCCTATCATCCACGGTAAGAACACGACTGTTGCCACATACGCTGGTTACGACACCCTCGCTGTTACAGCTCAGACCGGCCTCACCGCCGCAAGCTTTGACGTCAAGCAGGCTTTCGCAACCATCGCTATTGATGGCTTCAGCCAGATGCAGAACGCTGGCCCACAGGAAGTCATTGACCTCCTCGAAGCTAAGATGATGCAAACGCAGGAATCTATCACAGATTTCTTCGACGAGATGTTGATCAACTCTGACGGCACCGGTAACAGTGGCAAAGACTGGTTGGGCCTGCTGGCTCTAATCGGTGATGGCACTGTTGGCCCGGCTACCGTCGGCGGCATTGACGCCTCGGACGCATTGAACTCTTGGTGGCGTTCAAAGCTCAACAACGCAGCGTCGTCTGCCCTCTTGCTTTCGGACATGGCCACTATGGTCAACGATTGCTCGAACGGTACCGACCGGCCGGACTTGATCATCACTTCGCAGAAGCAGTACGAAGCATACGAAGCGCTGCTGACCCCTCAGCAGATGTTCCGTGATGAATCTATCGCTAACGCAGGTTTCCGCAACCTTCTCTACAAGGACATCCCTGTTGTCTATGACGCATATGTTCCTGACGACAAGATGCTGTTCCTCAACTCGAAGTACCTCAAGCTTCGTCCGAACCGGAAGACCTGGTTCACTACGACCCCGTTCGTTCGTCCTCACAACCAGGATGCCGTTTACGCTCAGGTTCTGATGGGTGGACAGCAGACTGTCAACTCCCGTCGCCGCCAGGGCATGATCTACGGCATCGCCTAAGGAGTATAACCAATGGCAGCTCTCACGCTGAAAACAGCGGACGCAGCCGGTAACCCATCCACCATTCATGGTCGGCACTCTGAACGTGTCGGAATGCGTCCTATTAAGGATTACGGCAAATTGTCGTATAGCGCTTTCCTGGTTGACTTGAGTGTGGGCTACACTACCGGTGGCTTCGTAATTGACCCCGGCGTTCTTGGTTTCACCAAGATTGTCGACATGCATGTGTTGGGCGGTAAAGACCCTTACGGTGTTCTTGACGTCGTCCACCCCGGCGGTATCACCTTTGAATTGGTGACCACCGATCCTACAGCACCACTGTTGAAGTTGGAGTTGTTGGCCGCTGAGGCAGCTAACCTTTCAACCCAGGCAGCGAAATCTGTATGGATTGTACTCGGAGGAATCCGATGAAGCGGGGGGTCCCTGCCTGGCAGGGGCCTCCAGGATCTATCCCTGCTGAGGGACCTCGACCCGGTGTGGTCGGGGTTTCCTTGGCGGGGGCAGGCGTTCCTGTCATGGACCCAATTTCAGAAACAGATAGCGGTTGTCGTGGCAAACTGAGCGACGGCGCTAGATGCAGGAAGGGCACTTCTGCCCTCTGCAAGGAACACCAGCACCTTTAAAGGATTGAGATGGCAGTAGTGATTCCGGGTGGGGCGACCACCTACGACAAGGTACGTGACTGGGCTTTAGCCACAGGTGGCTGGGGCAGTCTTTGCCCTGTCCCGAATGAGATCATGGATGCACTCCTGTTGGATTGTCTTCAGACGATCCATACCCAAATCTGGGATCATTCAAAGTACCAGACTACCTGGTCGTTTCAGATAGGCGCTGACGACTATTTCGTTGACGCCGGTGGAAGCGTCCCGGCAATCACTACTGCTATCTTCAACCCAATGTTTGCTGTAGTCAACAAGATTCAGCGACGGCGGGACCACAAAGAACTTTACCGAGCAGAATCTTTCCCCAAGGTGCCACGCAATGGTGTGGTTGTCGCTTCCGAATCGGAACCCGACAAACTCGAATGGTTCACTTGGGGCGACGAGTTTGTCATCTCTCCTCCGTCGACTGCTGTTGAAGATTTTGATGCGTTCGGTTACCGTATCTTGAACCGCTCGATCTTCACATACTCTGCCCCTACGACCACATGGCAGCTCGTGGACCTCCCTGACGCTTACATCGAG